ATCTCTGGAAACGTATAGTTTCTCACCATGTTCCAGTGATAATTGAATCCTTTGAATCCCCAACGTGTGATGTCAACGATCTCTACTAAGGGATGCTCATCATATAAAATCTCTGGTGTCTTTGCCTGATAGATGAAGGTATAGAATGCTCCTACACTGTCAGGTGCATACTCAGTGTCACCTAAGGCTTCCATAATATCTGTCATCAAATCATCTGGATCTTTCAATCCACTCTTGTCTAAGATTTTAGATAGGCGGTTCATAAACCTAGTTCTTTTTCGGTGATGATTTTGAATTCATACCTACGATCATCACAGTATTCTTGTGCTGCCTTCCACTTCGCTTCATTGACAGCATAGGTTTTCATCTCACTCAGATATTTTTTGGATTTCTTCTTTGGCGGTACAGTCTGTTTAAGCGGTTTAACCTCGATAATGTACCTCTTAATCCCTCCGTTCCTGGTTCGAGTTCGGACGTAGAAGTCGGGAAAATAGCGATGAACCCTACGATCAACAGGACTGATGTACGGAATCGCAATCTCTTCGCTACCCCATTCAAGAATGTTTTCATTCCTATCGCACCAGTTCATGAACTTTAACTCCCAAAGGGAGCGATAAATAATTTTAGTAGGGTCACCTTTATATTTCAAGTAGTTACTTGGTTTAAATTTCCCCTTATAACTCATACATAGTATAGTATACTGGTAGGTATTTAGATGGCAGGTGCAGTTCCGTTTAGGGTACTAAGTACAAGCGATTTTCTCAAACGTTTTGGGCACCTGGCACAGACCAGTCAGTTTCGTGCTGTGTTGCAGGTTGGAACGCTACCTTTTACCGCTACATATAATCCTGCCGGTGGTAGATTTTATGATGACCTGAGTTTCCTGTGTAATGCTGCTTCTTTACCAGGTTCTAGTTTCTCAACCACCGAGAACTTACAAGACTATTATGGTGTCAGTCAGAAGTTTGCATATCGTAGAGACTTCGATGATCTGACTCTTGATTTTTATGTTGATTCACAGTATCAAACATTGAAATTCTTTGAGCAATGGATGGATTATATCGCAAGTCCTGGTGATTATTCTGTCGTCACTGATTCAGATCAGATGTCAGATCTTTCTTTCTATCGATTTAAATATCCGAAGGAGCAAGGAGGATATAAGTGTAGGATTGATCTTCATAAATTTGATAAAGATTATGAGCAAACGAGAAGTGACATTCTTTATTCCTTTGTCAATGCTTTCCCACGTAGCATCTCATCTATCCCTGTCTCTTATGATGGAAGTGATGTGATGAAGTGTAGTGTGACGTTTGCATACGACAGATATTTTGTCAACAGAGATTCTAATCCTGTTCAGACAAACCCAGTCTAAATAAAAACACTGAATTGTATAGGATATTATGCCTTTACCAAAAATTGCTACTCCATACTATGACTTGGAGTTACCCTCAACAGGTGAGAAGATTGAGTATAGACCTTTCCTAGTAAAAGAAGAAAAACTTCTGGTCTTGGCTATGGAGAGTCAGGATCAAAAACAAATTACCAAGGCAATTAGAGAAGTTATTAAGTCTTGTGTTCGTGGCGAGATCAAAGTAGAGAGTCTTCCCACATTTGATATTGAATATCTCTTCCTCAACATCCGTGGTAAGTCGGTTGGTGAAGAGATCGAACTTAAAGTTATCGCACCAGATGATGGTGTGACAGAGGTTGATGTCACTATCAACATCGATGACATCAAAGTAACTAAGGACAAGGATCACGAACGTGACGTTGATCTTGGTAGTGGTCTTGCTCTGCGATTGAAGTATCCTTCTTTGGAAGAATTTATTACTGATAACTTTGATTTCAGTGAAGATGCATCGAACGTTGAGAAAACTTTTGATCTAATTGGTTCTTGTATTGAGACCATTTACAATGAGGAGGAGGCATGGTCTGCTGCTGATTGTACTAAGAAAGAGATCAAAGAATTTGTTGATCAACTGAACACGAAACAGTTTCAGGACATCGAGAAGTTCTTTACCACGATGCCTAAGTTATCTCACACTGTGAAGATTAAAAATCCTAAAACTAAAAAATCTAGTGAGGTGGTGCTGGAAGGGTTATCTAGTTTTTTCGCGTAGCCCTCTCCCACATGAGTTTGGAAGCATACTTCCGAATTAACTTTGCCCTCATGCAGCATCATAAATACTCATTGACTGAGATTGAAAATATGATGCCCTGGGAAAGGGATGTATACGTTGAACTTTTGAAACAACATATTGAGGAACAGAAATTAGAGCAAGAGAGACAACGGAATGCTTAGTCTACCAGCAGGAGGAACCGGTAAGAAGATCGATCCAGCGAAACTGTTTGGTGAGGATAGGTATGAAAAATATGCCTCAGAGATAGCAGCGGATGGGACTCTTGATGGTGAGAGACTGACAGTAGATGAAAGGAAAGAAGGTGTAAGAGCATATAGAAGAGGAAAGATTGACTTTGAGAAGTTTGTCAATAAAGTTTTAAAGATTAAAGAAGAGGTGTCAGCACCTGCAACAGGGCAGGCAAGACTAACTGGCAGCACTTTCATGCCGAAAGCGTTGCCTCAGGGACAAGATTTAACACCAGCACCGGATGACGAAGACATTCCAGAGGGTCTTGATGATCTTCTTAATAATCTTCGTACAGAACAAGATGAACTTCAAGCAAAACTTGATGCACTTATAGAAGAGGTTCGTAATGATGAAGATGTAGATGGACTCGATGCGAGACTAGATGATCTCCTCGATAACATTCGCACAATGAATGAGATCGAAGAGCAGCAAGCAGAGGTTCAAAGAAAGAAAGACGAACAGAAGGCAAGAGAGAAGAAAGAAAACAGACGTGAAAAGGTAAAGAATTTCTTAGTCAAACCAATCACTAAGGCACTGGCACCGGTCAACAATCTATTCCAGAAGATTATTGATGGACTATTCAAACTCATCTTTGCTAAGGCACTGATCAAGTTGATCGATTGGTTCACAGATCCAGAGAATAAAGAGAAGATTGATGCGATTGGTAGATTTATCAAGGACTTCTGGCCTGCTATTGTTGCTGGGTTCCTGATATTTGGCACAGGTCTTGGTGGTTTTGCTAAGACTTTAATAGGAACAGCTGCCAAAATAATTACTGGACTTGTGAAGATGTCAATTAAGTTGGCAAAGATTACATCAAAACTAGCATTGAAAGCTGGTAAAGGTCTACTTAAATTTGCTAAGGGCAATCCTTTGTTGGCAGCAGGTGCCTTGGTTGTTGGTGCTGCTGCTGTTGGTGGCGTTGTGCAATCTCAAACACAATCTAATGATCCAGAGAGAGCAAAGGAAGGGAAGACTCAGTTGGATGACACCTTAGATTTCGGCGGTGTCAGTGGTGATCCAATGGGTGGATTGTTTGCTGGTGGTGGACTTGCTCCTAAGGGAACCGATGTTGTTCCTGCCATGCTGACACCTGGTGAGTTCATCATGAGTAAGGGTGCTGTTGATACATTCGGCACCGACTTTATGGAGGCAGTCAACTCCATGGGTGGTGGGTCAAATAGACCTAAGAAAATGGATGGCACTACCTATGCTGCTGAGGGTGGTAGTATTGAAGTGAAGGGCACGGGTAATACTGTCGAAGGAACTTTGAAGATGAAGGATGCTGCTGGTAAGCAGGTAGGTAAGACCTATGGCGTTATCAGTGGCACATATGCTGGTATGAATGTCCCTCAGAGTGCCAGAGCAACAACCAGAAATGCTCCCATGCCAGATGGTAGTTATAAGTTGGTTGGATTTGAGAAGCATGGTCCTTATCCTGGACTACCTGGCATCGGTAATTGGAGTGCCTTTGTCAATAATTCCAGTGGATCTATCGGCAGTAGAAGTGGACTCATGCTTCATAGTGATATTGGAAGCAACGGAACACTTGGATGTATTGGTGTAGAACTTGGTGGATCAGCAGGAACCACGGCAGAGAAAGAATTCTTAGAGACGTATCAGCAGATAAATCCACAAACAATTAAGGTTGCTCTTGGTGGCGGCGGTGGTGATGCTAGTGAGGTCTCATCTGTAAATAGAACTCCAAGTCCTGATAACTCAGAGAAGGCAGCTGCACTGCAACCAGCACAATCTGCAAGTCCCAGAGTATCTCCTAATGCTCTTGCTCCCTCTACTCAAACTGGATCTCAGGGTATCACTCCTGTCCCCATTCCTCTTGGTGGGGGTGGACAACAGCAGGCTCCTGCTGCTCAAAGTAGTGATGTTCCTCAACTAGGAAGTGTGGATCCCAACAACGTCAGTCTTCTTGTCATGCAATCCATGTATAACTTGGGTGGTGTCTGATGCTAGCACTCATCGGCAACGTAGCGAGAGCAGCAGGAACTGCAAGGTCAGCATCCAAGATGCTGCCGAGTCGTAGCAAAAAGGAAAGGGGTGGTGCTCTTGTTCCACAGCAACGTCCTACCCTCACTCAGTTTGCTGGTGAGGCAGAGAAGAAAAAGGAACAAGCAAGACCTTCTTTAAATAAGTCTGCATTTTTCAGAGCACCGACGATTGGTGAACCCAAGAAGGGTGCGACCAAGATGAAGACGGTTGAGAATAAAGTATCTAAGATATCTGAGTTCTTTGCGAAGACAAACAAGAAAAGAAAGGAAGCATTCAAATCATTTTTGAAGAGTGATCAGGAGGAAAAGAGAAAAGAGAGGGAAGCAAAGAGAGAAAATTTTGCTAAGAAATTAGGAAAGGGAATCAAAGACAAGGCACTAGCACCAGTCAAGTCTATCTTTGATAAGATTCTTGATGCGGTTGGCAAGATCATTCTTGCTAAGATTGCCATGTGGGCAATCGATAATCCAGATGCTTTCATTGCAATCGTCAAAGGTATCGACAGAATTGTTACCATCTCCACTGATATTTTCATTGGAACTGTTGACTTCATGGGAACAGTTATCAATGAAGGATACAAATTAGTTGATGGATTCAATGACTGGACGAAGGAGAATCTTGGACAAGACGTAGCTGATACGTTCGATGATTTGGGTGGTAAACTTGTTGACTTCTTGAATGCAGGTTTGAT